GAGGAGATCGACAGGTTTATCTTCATCAGCGTGGGCAAGGAAGCGCCTTACCCCGTTGGTGTGTACGAGCTTGACTGGCGCACGCTCAACGAGGGCGACGCGGCAGTTCAACACGCGCTGGAGCAGTTTGCGATAGCGCGTAATACGGGCGTCTGGGATTACGGGTATGGGGAGCTGCAAACGCTTCAGATACCGCGCTGGGCGTTCAACTTCACCGCGTCACACGGCGCATAACACAGGCACACAACGTCAAGGAGACAAACATGCCAATATCTTTCGGAGAATCATCAGACGCGAGCGGCGCGTATATACGGGTCAACCTTCCGCAGAACCGCTGGACGGTAAACAAGGGCGGCGACCCCGAAGTCATCGACATGGCCAAGGGCATCGCAATCGACATCGCCAATGTGAAGTTTGGGTGGCTCAAGATCGCCGTCGGAACGCGCGACTGGCAGGAATGGCCATCGCCATCGCAGCCGCTGCCAAAGCCGACCGAGACAGACGCGGAGGGCAAGCCAGCGTACAAGCAGGGGTTCGACGTGGACTGCTGGATGTCGGACGGCACCAAGGCGCAGTTCAGCAACAACTCATACGGCACGGGGCAGTTCATCGCCAAGCTGTACAACCAAGCGGAAAACGCGCCAGAGTTTGCGCAGGGCATGGTGCCGGTCGTCAGCGTCACGACGTCCACGCCTGTCGTGGTCGGCAAGGGAACGTCATACGATCTGGGCTTCGCCATATCCAAGTGGATTGCGAAGCCCGCAGACAGCACGCCGCCTAAGCCGGAGCCGGTGCCAACCGCAGCGGCACCCGTTTCCAGCGTTGTAGACGCAGACGATTTCGGCTTCTAAGATAACAAGCTCCACGCCTGCTTCGGCGGGCGTGGTTATAACAAAAGTTAAAACGGGGAAGCGGGATGAGCGTAAATTATTTTCAGAAGGTACGGGAAAGCGTCGTAACCGAGATCGGCATGGCTCCGCAGGGGCGTCGCAACGAGGCGCTGAACTTAGCGGCATACGCGCTAGGTCGGCACGCGCACATGGACGCCGCCAACATCGATAGCAGCGTCATAGACTTGCACACGGCGGCCAAGGCAATCGGGCTGCAGGAACACGAGATCAAGGCAACCATTGGCAGCGGGTTCAAGCGGGGCAGCGAAAACCCGAAGACGCTAGAAAACGATGACGCGATGCCGTTTCAGCCGAGCGAGATGGATCGCCTGATCGTGCGCTTGGCCAGCAAGGATCTGCTGATCCGCGACGAGGAAACGCGCGCCGAGAAAATCGCAAAGGCGCAGGCCGCGTGGGAGCGCAGCGTGCCAATATCACGCGAGAACAAGGACGCCGTCAGACCGGCGCTGCTGTATCTGAACAATCGCGGGATGCGCGCAGGCGTGGCTGAGGGCGTAGCGCGGTTCAGCCCCAGCCTATACGACGGGCCAGCGATACTGTTTCCCGCGACCAACGCCGAGGGCGACGTCTGCGGCGTGCAGGCGGTGCTGCTGACGCCGGACGGGAAGAAGCGCGAGCATAACAACATCAACAAGTATTCACGCGGATCACTGGTGGGCAATGCCATGCGGATCGGCGATCAGCACGAGGGCGGCGCGATCATATTGGTCGAGGGGCCAGAGGATGCGCTGAGCGTGCGCCAAGCGATCATGGGCCACGTCGAGGCGACAATCGTCTGCACATTCGGCAAGTCGGGCATGAAGACGTTTAACGCGCCAAGAGCCAGCGACGTCACGATCTGCGCAGACCCAGACTTAGACGTGGAGGCGGTGTCGGACGTGCTGCGAGGCGACGGCAGCACCGACGTCCACGTCGTGCGCTTCGACGCGCTGGGCGTGGAAAACGTAAAGGATGCCAACGACTACCTGCAGGAAGCGGGCGCGGAGAAGCTGCGCGAGGCGCTGGCGCTGGCAAAGCCGGTCGAGGAAGTGAAGCAGGAGCGCATCGCAGGCGAGCGCCAGTGGCCAACCGCATACGAGCCAATAGATCCCGCAACAATACCGGCGCGGCGGTGGATCTACGGGCAGCATTACGTGCGAGGCCATGTCAGCGTGCTGGCCTCGGCGGGCGGCGTCGGGAAGACGTCGCTGCAGATCGTGGAAAGCCTCTGCATCGGAACGGGCAAGCCGCTGCTGGGCGAGGCCATACACGAGCCGTGCAGGGTGTGGATCATCAACCTCGAAGACCCGCTGGAGGAGATGCAAAGACGCCTTGCGGCGGCGATGCTGCACTACGGCGTCACCGCCGAGGAAATACGGGGGCGCTTGTTCCTCGACGCCGGAAGAAGCTTGAACATGGTCTTCGCCAACCAAGGACGCGACGGGATCGAGGTCAACGACGAGATGCTCGACTACATGGCGGCCAAGATAAAGGAGAACGACATCGGCATGGTGATGATCGACCCGTGGGTCGGCGCCAACCAGATCAACGAGAACGACAACGTGGCCATGAATGCAGCCGTCGGTGCCGTGCGTAGCGTCTGCGACGAAACAGACTGCGCCGTGGCGCTGGTGCATCACATCCGCAAGGGCAACGGCGACGAGGCAACCGTGGACAGCGTCAGGGGCGCGGGGTCGCTGATCGGGGCGGCGCGTGCGGCGCGGGTCATCAACAAGATCAGCGCGGAAGACGCGCAGAAGCTCGGCGTAAGCGAAGCGGAGAGCCTCGGCATATTCCGCGTGGACGACGGCAAGGCAAACTTAGCACCGCCAGCAGCGAAGGCGGTGTACCGGCGCATGGTGGGCGTGCAGCTGCCAAACATGGAATATGTCGGCGTGGCCACTGAATATGCGATGCCGGATCTATTCGACGGCATATCGGCGCGCGACGCGATGAAGGTGCAGCGCGCGGTGGGCGACGCGGAAACGCAGGGCGAGCCGCTCCGCGCAAACGTGCAGGCAAAGACGTGGGTCGGAGTCACGGTGGCAGACGTGCTGGGGCTAGACTTGGAGAAGCGACACGAGAAGGCGAAGGCAAAGGCAATCGTGGCCAAGTGGATTGAGAACGGCGTGCTGCGCAAGACGTCTGCGCCAAGCAAGCGTGACGGCAGGGAGGTGCCGTGCGTTGTGGTGGGTGACTGGATAACGGGAGAGGAGGCGGGGATATGATGGCCAGCGAGATGGGTGGCGTTGGGGGCGTTTCCGCACGTTCCGCACTTATGGTGCGGCGTGGTGCCGAGGGTGCGGTAAATACGGCAAGAAATCTTCCGCCGCACCACTTGCATATATATATGCAAGGTGCGGAGAGAAGTGCGGGCGTATTTATTGGAGGTGCGGAGATCGGTTTGATGGGGATGCGTAGGGGGCATGTTCATGGTTAAGCAGAAAGGGCGTCGCCCTACGGCAAAGCAGATAGCGTCGAAGGGGAAGTTTACGGTTGGTGAAAAGACGGAGCCTATACCGGCGGCAGTCTGGGGTCAGCTGGAGCCGCTGGATCGGGTGGCGAGGGAAATGACGGAGCGGTGGGGTGATACGCTGCCGTCGCTGGTCACGCCGGATCTGGCAGGCAAGTTCGAGGCAGCCTATGAGGCGCTGAAGGAGGCCATCGTCGAGCGTGACGTCGTCAGGACGAACAAGATCGCCACGCAGCTCATGGCGGGGTGGAAGCGCATGGAAGCGGAAGCGGAGGGCGCAGGGCATAAGCCGCTGTCGCCGCACGCGTGGTGCGTGGAGCTGGATGGCGGGCAGATCGTGTGCTTCGCGCGGCAGGGATGCGCTGAGCTGCGCAAGCGGTATCCGCAGTGGGTGGTCTACTCGTTCGAGGATGCCGCGTGCGTGCTGAAACAGCATTTCAGCGAGGCGTTTCTGCAAAAGGCGTTTGAGACGTTCCCCAACGCGAAGGTGACGCGTGTGGTGGATGGACATGGAAACGATAACATAGAGGATGATATACCATGGTAACGAGGGAAGATATTTTACGCACGGCGGGTGAGCTTATCACGGGCGACAGGCAGGCGACCTACGGGTCGGCGAAGGACAGCCACGCGAGGATCGCTGGCATGTGGTCGAGCTATCTCGGCGTGGACGTAACCGAGGTGGATGTGGCAGCGATGATGGTGCTGCTCAAGGTATCGCGGTCGCGCTCAAGCGATCATTCGGACAACTGGGTGGACGTGTGCGGTTACGCTGCGATAGCGGGCGAACTGGAGGCGGGGCATGGCGAGGATTGAGCTGGACACCGTGCGGAGTTATCGCGGCAAGCAGGAATACAATACGATGCAGCGCGCGAGGTGCGAAGGCTTGGAGGTCGTTGGCAACGGGTTTATCGTGCGGGAGCTGTGCAAGTTGCTCAGAGACGCTGGTAAGCCGCTGGAGGAGCCAATCGAGGTTTATAGGGGGGTGACCAGCTGCTTCGTCGTTATGCCGCTTCAGCGGTGGTTAAAACGAGCGTGAGGGCGTGTTTAGCCTCTGCGGCAGACACGCCGACGCTCAGACGCCCGCGCGCGAATACGCATTTTTTACCAAATGGTCAAATTTTGCGATGTCGCAGCGCAGCAATATTGCCAACGATA